AGGTAATCAATTAATTAACGCTGATCGAGTAAACGATATTTTAATTATTCAAGAGCAATCAGTTAATACTACATTTAATAGTGTAATAGGTACAGAGTTAATACATACAATTGAATTAGATGATAGTGTAGCAACAGGAACTTTAAAAGAATTAGATACTAAAATTGCTGATGCTACAAAAATTGGTGGCGTTGCTCAATTTGGATTATTCTTTTCTAATAATAATAAAAGAGTAGCTCCCGGGAATAATGATGAAAATTCTACTGGTGTGCAAATTATGAAAATTGTTTATGATGGTGAAACACCTTTAGATAAAGCAACATCTGCAGCTTCTGTTATTGATTCGGCTGATGAAGCTCCTGAAGAAGAAGATGGTACAGTTAAACGTGGTAAGTTTGCAGAACTTATGGGACTGCGTAATGTATTTAGAGATCATACTTTAGTTGTTGAGGATAAAAACTTTAATGTCTCACAGCAAACTGATTTAGGTCAATCTATTGTATCTTTTCAAAATATTCCTATTCCGCCTTCAGAAAATGATACTATTAAAACTAATGGTGCACATGATACTTTATTTTCTATGTACGAAGGTGGTACACTAACTACTGCTGCCCGATCATCTCAGCGGGGTAGAGGTAAAGTTTATGAAGTACGAGAAAGATTTTTTGATTTTGTTCCCGGGTTTTACCGTAGTGTTAATGAACCTAATAAAGGCAACCCATACTATGAACAAGTGCGAGCTGAGGATAGATACTCTGTATTAGATGAACGTACTTGGCCTATTGTATTAGACTTTGTAACAAGTTCAGGTACTTGGAAACTGGTAACACCGTCGTGGCAACCTAGAAAAGCGGGTAACTTAACAAATAATCCGGGTCCTAGCCCGTTTATTTCTGCAGATGTTAACGAAAGAGAAGGCAGACAGATTACTGCTATCACTGCATGGCGTAATAGACTATGGTTTGCTGTAGATGATACTATTTTTTCTTCAGAATTTAGTAATTTTTTTAATCTTTTCCTTACTGATCCGGGTACAATTACTGACATAGATGTTATTGATGTTAGATCTTCTGTAGATAAGGTTTCTAAGATTAATAATATTATTCCATTTTATGATTTTCTGTTTGTAAATACCGATAATGATATTCAGTTTGAATTACAAGGTTCTGAGAATCAGATTACTCCCTTTACTGCTGAACTATCTCCAACTACATTTTATTCATCTGATCCAATTGCAAAACCACAGCTATTAGGGTCTCAGATTTATTTCTTTGCTCCACAAAAAATTTATTTGTATTATTCTACTGCAAATCAAAGTAATGTAACACAGGCTATTGAAACTACACAGCATGCTGAAGGTTATTTGCCTGTAAACTTTGGTTCAATTACTAGGGCTCCTGCTCAAGATACAATTATTATGGTGGATGATGATAAGAAAAATGAGTTGTATCTGTATACTCAAAGATTTGCGGGTGACAAAGTATCCCAAAACTCTCTATCACGTTATATTTTTGATACAGAGCTAGCTACTCTTGCTACAGAAGTGTTTGATAATTTTCTTTACATGGTTACATCTAGACCATTTGAGAAAAAATCAGGATCTATTAAAAATTATTATTTTGTTGAACGTACATTTTTAGAAAGTATGGATAATGATACACCAAGATTAGATAGATTACATTTCTTTGAGCCCGATTTAAAGTTTCCTGCAGATAGTGATACAGTATTTAATGTAGAATATGATTCAAATACAAATCAAACTACATTTATTCTACCTTATCAAGATACAAAAGCAAATACTTTAGTATTTGGTCCAGGCTATGGAGATTTAACCAATAGGTCTATTAAATGTATTAATACAACCACAGCTGGAGGTAAAACACGCCTGCGTGTAACTGGTAGGTTTGACGATATTATTGGAGTAACTGACGATCAAGGTTTAATTACTCAGGCTGTTGAAGAAATAGAATCACAGGGTTCTATAAATCAGTTAACAGAAACAACTGAAGATCAAGGTGAATTGTTTGCGGTAGCTAGTGGAGGTACTAAAGGTATTTTTGTAGGTGTTCCATATACTATGAATGTTGAATTATCGCCACAATTTGTTAGAAGTCAAGATCAAACTATCGTAGATGGTGTATTAAATCTTAGAACAATTGCTACTAGGTATTTTAATACTGGAGAATATAAAATTAAAGTACAACGTAAAGGTCAAGAAGATCGAATTAATATTACAACTAAACGTAATCCATTCTATAAAGAAAATATTTATAATGAAGCTTATCTAGATTCTCCTGTAGAGGTGTCAGGAGAAGGTGAGTTTATTGCTAAAGTATTTGGAGACTCATCTCACATGCGGGTGTTTATTGAAAGTGATCACTATACACCTTGCAATATAACTCACATTGAATTTAAGGGAGTGTTTAAACAACACTATAGATCGGGACAAAATTAAGGAGTAACCCATGGCAACAAGAGTACAAAAACGAAGAGGATCGCCTAGCGACCATACATCTTTTACCAGCGGAGCAGTTGGAGAAGTAACCGTAGAAATGCCTACAGTGCGTGGTAGTGGCTCCTCTCAGGCATATGCTGCCCTGTATGTTCATCATGGCGATGGAGCTGTAGGGGATCGCATTGCTTCTGAAACAGAGATGAAGAATACTACCCGAACTGTTGTAGATGAGCAAAAATTCTTAGCCAAGATTAAAGGTTTTAGATCTATTGATAATGATAACTTAACGGCAAATCCCGATATTCTTCCTAGCCGTTGGGAATATGAATGGCAAGAAATCTCCTTATCTGGTGGTGATCAAGATATTACACAAATTGCTACTCTAACTGTTGCCAGTGGCTCTACTGGTGGTACTGAATCTAAAAATATTATTTTACCAACAGATATTTATGGAAATACTGTTAGTATTAATTTTACTGTCCCTAATGGTGATCAAGATGCAGTAGCTTCTGCTATTCATACTGCTATTAGTGGAAATACTACACATCAGTATACATCATCATATACTTCAGGTGCAACTGTTACTTTAACAGGTAAAATTAAAGGTCGATTATTAACACCTACAACTGATATTAGTTTAATTGCAGTGACTGGTGCAGTAACTACAGAAGGCAGCAAGTATAGTTTAGTAACAGGAACTACCGGAGACTTGGGTAGAACATCTGATCCGGGTGGTGATGGTACTCATGAGTTTGCTGCTATCAATATTGCCGAGTTGCAGAATGATGCTAAGTTTATTGGTCCGGGTATTGGTAACGGAACAACAGATATTCCTTTGCAATCTGTTACAGGTGGTGTTTGGCCTACTAATTATAAAGTTATTCCTGTCGGTGGTTCTGCTACTTATGATTTTAGTAGTAGTCCGTATGAACCTATTACTACATCAGATACAACTCAGGCTGACAGATTTAGAAATACAGCTGTAGAGTATGTTGTAGAAATGACAGAACGTCGTAAGTTAAATCCGGGTACTGGTTCAGGACAAACTGTAGGTACTGCTAATGCTTCTGGATTTAATTGTTTTTATTACTTTAATGTTCCTAATGCAATCTCTGGACCTTGTTAAGGAGTGAGTCATGACTGATGAATTAATTGCTCAACAATGTTGTCCTACATTTTTTAAAGCAACAAGAGTAGATAACTCGTGCTTTAGACAAGCCGAAGCATATATTGCTACAGATGTTTTTACTAGTATTTCTGATCCTGATAGAAAGTTTGTAAGATTTGGTACAGACAACGATAGTAGAGATTTATGTTGGGAAGTTGATCGTAATTTTCAGTTTAACTCTGTACCTAATGGAGCAACTATTATCACTGGACTTACAGCAGCAGATGATATTAAGGATTCAGCAGATAAAATTTTATTGGAAAATGCTAATCAAGATGATAAAATTTATATGATTATAGCTGCCTGTCGTCGATCTGACTATGATGTTATTTTAAAAGGTGGATCAGGTCCTGATTATTTAGTTAATGACTCTACCAAGTTAGCAGCGTTTCAAAAAAGATTTGGTAGTTTTCCTACTGCTGTAGGCGGAAATTGTATTAAACCTCGGCAACAGTTTTTTGCTGTTAATGTAAGATCGGCAACAATTGATGGGTCTGCAGATCACCAAAATAGTTTTGATGCAGGCACACCCGGAAATGCAACACCAATTGCTGTAGGTAAATTTATTAAATTATCTGGTAATACCGTAAATGCTGCTGGATCTCTTACTGCTGGCTATAATACTACAGCAATTGGAAATAATGCTGAAGAATCTGCTTTAATTGGTGTTAGTATTACAAATGAAATTTTTAAAGTTATAGACGTAAAACGTCAAACTATTCCCGGTATTTCTTCTACAAGTGGCAGTGTTATTTATCCTTATGATATAACTGCATATATTGAGAGTGCTACCATTACTAGTCTTAATGCAAACTGTTCTGATTGTCTTCAGGCTTATTTAGATTACGAAAGTCAAAGTGATGCTACTAGTGCTACATTAGATACCATTATTCCCTTTGGCTCTGCTGGTGATACCTATATTGATTTGCTTAACAAAGCTCCAACTCTATGGCCTTGTAGGGTTAATATTAATCGTGTCTTTAATGTATCTACTGTAGACGCTACGTTACCCAGTGGTAGAAGAGAAAGAATTATAAGTAGACTGGAACAAGGGGCTATTGAACAAGCGACAGAGGCAAATACAACTTTTGATGCTATTAATTGTAGCCCTGATACTGGTCCTATTCTTTCACCAACTCAAGTAGAAATAGATACAACAACTGCGCCTCCAGTTCCTTTACAAAGTTTTCAATTTGGATATGACACAACTGTTGAAGGTAATCAGCCATTTGGAGTATCTATTTTTAATGCACACCGTGGTAATGGTGGCGGCACATTTACTAATGTAACTATAAATACAGAATATACTAAAAATTTAAGAATGGTTCGTAATATAGCTGAATCTACTGGATCTTGTGGAGATCATGTTCGGGTAGAAACATTAACAGATACTGCAGGAGTTTCTACCACTTTTGATTACTTATTAAACTCTGCTAATATTACAGTTAGTTTACCTAGTGATAGTATAGTTAATGATATTCCTACTTTAGCTATATTTCCTACTGCTGAAAATGAAGTTTTAAATCGCAATATAATACCGGGATGGTTGGACTCTCAATCAACTAGATGTTTTGGTCCTAATAGTTGCCCTGATGCAAGTAATGAAGTAAGGCCCAATGGTTATGATTGGACAGATCGACCAAGAGTCACTGGTGAATTTGCAGCTAATACACCAAATATTGGTTTAGATGCGACAAATAAAGTATATAATGGTAGAATTGGAATGACAACTACAAGTGGTGATTTAATTCCTATGTTGCGATATTCTAGATTTTATTGCCATACTAATGAATCGGATCAAGTAAATACTATTCCAGGTTTAGATCATTTACCAACTCAAAATATTATTAATAATGATACATCTAGATTTGGTAATATAGATTTAGTTGTTCCTTTAACTCCGCAAGTAGAAATTGCTGCTGGGTTTAATGTAAATGGTTTTAAACCTGCAGAACAAAGAACTAATACAATAGAAGGTAGACCTGATAGTGTAACTGATCCTACTGATGGCTCAAAAAAATGTTTCCCGGGTAAATCTCATCAAGCTAAATTTACATTTGGTAGCGAAGGAGCTGATGGAACTACTTTAACCTCTTTACCATTTTTCTTAACAAGTTATGCAGTAGGAAATGGTTCATCTTACAAATATGTAGATGGAGAAGCTAGATCTATAAGTGCAAATACTGTACAAAGAATTAGAGATTTTGAAACAGAAAAAAAATGTGGAAATGAATTACAAATTGCACCTATTAATCCGTCCTTTAGTGATTCTTCAGTAGAAAGTGCAGGTTTGGGTATTCCAGAAGAGCCTGAATCTAATAAACATACTCCGTGTCCTCTTGGTGAATTACCGTGTGAGTATTTTCAAGGTAATTACGATAGATGTAGAGATATTCATATTTTAACTAATCCAAGTTTCTTGGCATTTTTTATTGGTAATAATAAATATACAAAGTTTGATGGTACCACTGATGATACTCTATTTAATGATGAAAACTTTTTATACGCAGGTAATGGTAGAAATTATGCAGGGGGTCATCTTTCTGGTGATGCGTATGAATTTGTAACTGCTAATGGAACTGTTGGTGTAAGAACAAATGATTCTAGGATTGGTGTTGATACAGAATGGAGTAGTGTATTTATTGAAGCACAAGATCCATTTGCTAGAGGGTGTACTGATTGTTTAAGAACTTATGAAGGTGCTGATGATAATTATGAACTAATGACAGATAAACCTTCATCATTAGCTTCATCATTTTCTAATCCTCATACTATTTAGGAGATACTATGCCCAAGGCAATTTCAATGGTTACATTTATAGATCGTGATGATAACGATAAAGTTTATCAACTTAAGGTTACAATTAATAATGACTTTAGTGTTGAGTCTGAATATATAGGGAAAGCTCTACCTCAGTTAACAGAGCCACCCAAAAAAGAACCTAAACCAACTTTAGGTGATAAAGTTGAAGGTATTATCGACGGATTAACCGGAGGTAAACTTAAGAAATGTGGCGGCTGTGCTCGCCGTAAAGCTATGTTAGATAAGTTAGGAGGATCTAATGAACAAGTTACAGAAACTTCAAGAGATGCTAATTGATGCATTAATCGAGGATCTTAATGATCCGACTATCCGTGGTCCCGGTCTTTATGGGGTAGTGCGTGGTGTTATTAATGATCACAAAGAAGACATTAATATTTTACCGCAGAATACTATTAAAGAAATTGAAGATGCTATGGCTAATGCAGCCCCATTTAAGATTGAGGCAATCTAATGGAACTGGCATTTGTCGAGCTTATTATTGGATGTGGTATTATTAATTTTCTATGGCAGATTCAAAAAGAGCTTGGCAAAATAAATGCCAACCTTAATAATTTATATCATATTGTAGAAGATCATGAAAATAGACTAAGAAAAATTGAGGGAGATCTTTAATGGATATACCTCAAGAAATG